TTCCACAAACGGATAATACACCACATCTATATCCACCTGCTCCGCCTCCACCACTATAATAACCACCAGCACCACCAGCACCACCAGCAACAACTAAAGCATCAACAACTCTAGTTCCTGGTTGTGTAGTGATATCTCCTGATGAGGTTTTAGTAGTAACGGTACACTTCCCGAAAGAAGTCTTGTTACTTTTACCGATTATACCGCCATTAGTTCTAGCCATTTGAGTCTCCTATTCGGACACCCAAGCTGTACCATTCCAATTATATTTGGTAGGTGTTTCTGATGTGTCGTTTGATTTAATTGCTTCCCAACCTTGTGTGTTGTCAGCGTTGTATTTTGTTTCGTTCCACGAAATTATGTAAGACCATACAACTGGATCTGCACCATCATCTATAACTGTTGGATAAGTTATTGGTGCTTGCCAATCATCATTAGAATCTAATACCCATGATGCGAAAGGTTGTTGTCCTAAAAATTTATCTTTTACAGGATCATAAATCATTCCAATACCTGCATATTGTTTTCTGAAATTATTATTGTAAGAAGTTTGTTTCCAAATTCCACCTTTGAAAAAATTAATACACCATGTTTCACCATCAACGTGCATGTCTGAAGGAACGCAATCGTTTCCTACAACTACAACTCTTTCAACAACTTGATGAGTATCTGTTGTGAATCCTGTTGGATCTGGTTTTGTTTTTAGTTCTGCGAAATGTGCCATATTTATATCTCCTTAAAATTTATTTATACTTTATTACAAATCATTTGTCTATTAATTAGTCCAAGTACCATTTTCAACATTGTCATAAACTTCGTTCATGCTCCAAACACCTGGGGCTACATATCCTCCTAAAGCTTGACATTTTTCTACAACTAAAACTACTCCTGGACCACCACTAAGACCTGGTTGATTACCAGCTCCTCCACCAGCTCCTCCACCAGTATTAGTTGTTCCAGCTACTCCTTGACAAGAAGGTCCCCCACCGCCGTTACCTCCACCAAAATCAGTTGCTCCTGCTCCTAAAACGTAAGCTCCACCACCACCTGCATATTTTCCACAATTTGGAATTGTGTAGGGTGTTGCTGCATTTGATAAATAAGGTGTAATATCTAAACCTGCTCCACCACCTCCACCACCACTGCCTGGTCCTGGCGCTGCTGTTCCTGGTGCTGATTTACCACCTCCACCACCAGCTCTTGAAGCATTGTTAGGTCCTCCTGGATTTCCTTGACCGGGTGTTCCACATCCACCTGAAGCACTTGTTCCACATCCACATTCTCTACCACCACCACCTGAACCTCCGGGTCCTCCTGATCTTAATCCAGGAGTAGATCCACCACCGCCACCACCACCGGTTGTTGATAAGGGGGATGCTGCTCCAAAAGTTGAAGTGCCACCATTAGGTGCTCTTGCACCTGGAGAAGGATGTCCTGGTCCAGATCCACCACCACCAACTGTTACTGGAACTGAACTTGCGGGTAATGGATGGTTTTCTGTAACTGTCATTCCACCAGCTCCACCTGCTCCACCAGCATCATTATTACTTGCTCCACCTCCAGCTACAACTACTACGGTTGCATTGCCAGGGGCTCCTGGATTACATGATGCTTTATTAAAAGTTCCACTACTTGTAAAGGTAGTTACTTTATCTTTATTGTATGCTTGAGAGATTATTTGAACTGGTCCAATAATTCCGCCATTTGCCATAGCTAATTACCTCCCTAATCTGATATTTCTTCGTAAGAAATTGTGATTGTTAAATCGCCTGTAGCACTTGCACCAGCTTCGATGTTATCTGATTCTTCTAAATAAAAACCATTGTTCTTATCAATCAAAGATAGAGATGCATCAGCAGGTACAGAAATTGTACTTGCAATTGCGATCGGTGATCCGCCAGACTTAGTAATAAATACTGAAGCGTCTGCAGCGTTAGTGCCATCGATATTGGCAATTGTTATTGAATTAATTTTTAATACTTTGTCAGAAGGACATGCAAGTATTTCAGTTGTAAGAGTTGTGCCAAGTGCTGCTTGAACTGTTTTACCTAAAATTGTTGTTACGTTTACTATATTTGGTGCTGCCATTTTTTAATCTCCTGTTACTATATTATCCGAAAACGATTGCCATTGCAATAGCTTTACCTGTTGATATTCCAAAAGTTGATGTTGCTACCCACTGCGTGTTTCCAGCTGCATCTGTTGTAGTTAAAGCATAATCGGCTGCTCCTGCTACGGCTGTTGGTAAAGTTATTGTATAAGACGCTGAAACTGTTGCTGGAGCATCTATTCCTACATACTCTGCACCTGCATTATCCCCTAATCTTAAATCACCTTCTGAATCAATTAAAAGGTGTGACCCATCCCAAGTTAAATTAGCTGATCCGCCAAAAGCACCTGAGTTGTTAAATTGAACTTGTGTGTCTGATCCACCTGGAGTTGCTACTGTATCAATTACAATTTCATAAACACCTGTGTTAGTTGCTACACCGTCAACATAAACTATTTTCCAACCTTTATCAGCCGCTCCAAAAGTAACTGTTGCACCTGAACCTGAAACTGCTTTTAACTGAACTGTGTAAGAACCTGATGTACTATTTTTTATAAAATAAAAAGTTTCTGTAAGAAGAGGTACGGTTACAACTTTGTTTCCTGTAATTGCTTGTGGTGACACTGCACCAAGAATAATAACTCTGTTTTGAGCAGCACCTGTTAAAGCACCATCATCTATATCTAGTGCTGTAGTGTTAGCTCCTGTGCCTGCTGCATTTAAAGTTTGAACAATATAACCACCTGTTAATTGTTCAATAAGACTTAAATTTGCGTTTGTTTTTGTTCCCCAAGTACCAGCATTTTCGCCGGTAGCCATTAGCTCTAAGCCAAGATCCGTATATGTTGATGCCATAAATTTTGTTCTCCTAAGCTACGTGTGTTACATCTGTATAGTTAGTATTTCCCGTAATGTCAACATCAGAATAACTTGCACTATTTGTTTTATTGACCGCAGTATAACTTGTATTCCCTACAATATCAACATCTTGATATCCTAGTACGATAATATCTCCTACACTAGATGTAGCTTGTTGTCCCTCTAAACCAACCGTCATTGGCACAGGTGTTATTGCACCCACTGCAGATGTTACTGAGACTCCAGTTAATGGTACCCCTATTTCAGGGACCAGGGATCCTACACTAGAAGTTGCACTAACTCCTGTTAAAGGTATACCAACTCCAACAGTTATACTACCTACTGAAGATGTTGCTTGTTGACCGATAGGTTGTTCTGTTAAAGCATCTAAAATTATTCCACCAACTGTTGAAGTTGCACTAACTCCCGTTAGTCCTATATTCATTTCTGTTGGAGAAATTGTTCCTACACTAGAAGTTGCACTAACTCCTGTAGGTGTAATAACTGAAGTTAAATTAAGGGTTAAACTTCCTACACTAGAAGTTGCTAATTGACCTGTTGGAAATACAAAATTTTGTATTGTAGAAGTCAATGATCCAACACTAGATGTTATACTTAATCCTGCAGGTTGAATTAATTTATTAAATGAATCTCCATAAGGCTCTTCTCCCCAACCATTTCTACCCCAACCGACTAATGTACCTGCATTATCAAAGTCTCCAAGTTCTGTTGTAGCTTGTTGACCTGTTGGAGTTATAATTGATTCTAAAGCTAATGTAAGAGAACCAACACTCGATGTTGCTTCTACACCTGTTGGTATAACAGTTTGAGTATCAAAAGCAGTAACATTTCCGACCGATGATGTTGATTGTACGCCTGTTGGTTTTACAGCATATTCTACACCCCAACCAGAGTTGCCCCATTCTTGACGTCCCCAGCCTTCTTCATTAAAAGCTTCTAGTGAACCTACTGATGATGTTGTTGATTGTCCGGTAAGAATAACGGTAACATTGTCGTCACCCCACTCGTTGGATCCCCAAGTATTATTACCCCAGGTTGATGCCATAAGGAGTTCCTCCCTATGCTATACGAAGTATTGCGTTAGATGCGTCTGCTGTTGGAAATTGAATTGTGAAAGTTCCACTTGATACAGTTTTGTCTCCACCGAATGCTATTGCACAAACTGCTGGATCACCTGATGCAGTGTCATTAAAAATTAAACAACCGTTAGCTGTAAATGAAGCTGATGTCCAAGAAATATCTGCAAAATCACAACATGCAGTGTCGCCTGATAAAGCAGGAGTTACGTTTGTAAGCGCTTTTCCTTTTGCAACATAAGCTGATCCTGATGTGTTAGTTATTTCGTTTGATGAACTGTAAGCTGTTGTTGATTTATTTAGTGTAGCTGAACTTGTGTACAATGCTAAATTAAAAGTGTTTCCACCGTTTGTAAAATTGTGAATTGCTCTTAAAACTTCTGTTTTAAAACTGTTACATACTGCTGATGTTATTGCCATAATTTTTTCCCCTAATTTACGGTGAAGGTGATTTAACTTGTATCCTAACAGTTCCGTCAGTATAGTCGTCTCGTCTTCTTCTTCCTATTTGCATTCCTGCAAACTGTTGTATTGAAGTTTTATACTTATTCTCGTACAGTGTCAACATCTCCATTGGACCTTTTAAGAATGCAAATGCTTCTACTAAACAAGCATATAATAGTCCTTGTGGGAAGTAATTACTTAAATAGGTAGTAGAGTTTCCATTACTACCTGAACCTAATCCTACTGGTATTTTGTTGTAATATATTCTAAATTTGTAAGCCGCATCCGGTGTAGGAGCAATATATAGTCCCCCAGATGTAGTATCCGTTTTAAGTGTAGCACCACCAAACATAGCATAATATTTAGGGAAACCTGTTACATCTTGTGCAGTTAAATCACCTTCTGGTCCTGTTAATCTATCGGTATACTCAGATAGATATGTTTGATCTTTTTTCTCTAACCAACTACCACTACCTTCAGTGTTTGCTGTTGAATTAAATACTTCAACACCTCTAACAAATAATGCTCCAGCTGGAACGTTAATTGTATTATTATCTGTAGATAAAGTACCTTCTTGAACAAGACGGTCTGAGTCCATTGGAAGTTCTATATTAATTCTATACTCAGCAGCCATTATAAAACCATCTAAGATAGTTGTTGTAAATACAGAATCGTCAACCTCAGTATAATCTTTGATTGCTTGTTTAAGTGTATCGTATGTATAAATTGAAATTCCTGACATAATTAAGCTCTATCATTAATGGGTCCGATTGTACATAATAAACCGCCCCCTGTTTCTGTTTCTGATGGAGTGTTAGTTAATATAACATTCACACCATCAAATTGTGTAGTCGTAGAGGGTTGACCTGTACTTGGAACTGATGTTTCATTTAAAGAAACAACTTTATAACAACCAAAAACTTTTGCTAAATTAGAATGAGATCCAGCAACTGTAGATTGAGGAGATGCTCCTCTGTAAGGTGCACTTGTTCCTCTAGTACAACCTGTTAGTTGATGTGTAGACCTTCCTGTATATTCTATAACTTCATTTTGATATGTCCCAACCTTTAAAGGATCGCTTGTATCACTAGCTGTTAATACTTTTTCTATTATAATAAAACCTGAAGTAGGGAACTGGGATCCATCAGTTAAATTAATTGTAGTAGCAGTATCTGTTATTGCTCCATTTAATGTTGTAGACATTTGTAGTGTCGATATTGCAACACCACCCACCGGTGATTTTACATTTCTAAGTCTAACAAAATCATTAACTTCTAAATCACCATTTGGAAAATCTATTTTTAAAGTTGTGCTTGTAGCTGTCGTAGTAATTGGATTATTTGGTAAAAAATCTTCTGTTGGAAATTCTGTTCTTGCTGGTCTTGCTCTTTGTAAAGCTTGAGGATCTGCATTAATGGGTTTAGGTTGTAGCTGTGGTTGTTTGGGCTCGTACTCTGAGTTATGTACCAACGCACCATTCCATTCCCTAACCATTTCATTATATGGAAAAGCCAAACCAGAACGATCTGATATCGCTAAAGCATGTTTACCTTGTGCAAAACTAGACATTAACTAACTCCTGGAAAATATATTTTAGGTGATATGTAAGTTGAGTTAGAAGAACCATCCTCAGACTCGGCTCTTTTTAATTCATCTTCATATAATAATTTTAATTCCTGTACTCTTGGTGGTGCATATTTTAAAGCTAGATAATAAGATAGACCCATTATCATACAAGGTATAAATCTGTAAGGTACATCAGTTGCATTAGTGTAAGCTCCTACATCATCAATTCTTTTTGTATAATAGAAATTTATAAAATCACCTGCTTGTGAGCTACCTGGTGTTAAATATAAAGTCATAGTAACTTTATCTACAAATCTTTGAACCCAGTATTGAGTGGGTAAACCTAAATCTGTTTTATTAGAAAATGCTTGATACTGAGATCTACTAATTCTTGTCATAGGTGTATCAACACTTGTAGTATCTACTCTGTAATTTGCTTCTTGAATATCAGTCATACCTCTTGGAGACTGTAGAACAGTATCACCACTTGCATGAGTTGCAGCTGTAGTGCCATTAACCCCTCTCACACATCCTGTAAGATTTAAACTAGAAATTCCTGTGTAAGTAATATCTTCTGTACCAATAGTTAAAGTACCTGCTGTTGGAAAACCCGTGATCGCGGTCAAGGGAATAGTTGTAACTGCTGCATCTATTCCTGCACTAAGTGTAGTGCTTACACCATCAGATACACCATCAGCAGTGGATCTGTAAAAAGTATAGACTGCTTGACCATTTACTAAAGTTACGTTTTGATTTTTTACTTCCCAAAATTGTAAACCTCTATTTCCCCATTCAGAAAATAAAATATTTAAAGATCTTTTAGCAGTTTTTAATTGATAACCAGAAACACTTTGAATGCCAATACGCTCATAAGCATCTTCAATAATTTCATCAATGCCTAAGTTCTTATCAAAAGTATAAGAACCTGAAGTCGTATTAGCCATGAGCTTACGCTCCTGTAATAGTTAATGTAACGCTACCGTCTGTACCAGTAGTTTGAGTTAACGTAGCACAAACTCCATTTTGGAACAAGATACCTGAACCGGGGACATAAACTTCTAGTCCTTCAGTTTCATATCTATAGATAGCTTTTAAATTACCTGCTGCCGCGTCTCCTGCAGAAGCTACGTCATGTAGAGATAAAACAGAACCTGCTTCTCCTCTTCCTTGAATAGATGTAACTCTAGCTCTGGCCGCTAATAAAACAGAAGCTGCCCCTGTAGTTTTGTTAAGAGTTGTTTGGTCACTTGAAAATGAACTCATAGTTTTTCCTCCTTAAAATTTATGTGGGGCCGAAGCCCCACACTAAATTAATTATTACGCTGCAAATGCAAATGCACCTGTAGTTGCGTCTGCTGCACCACCCATTCTAGATGCGATAGTCCATGTGCCTGTTTCGTAACAAATAAAAGCAATCATGCTTCCAGTTGTAAAC